AGCTACAATACTTGGTACATGGCAATCAACACTGACCAACTTTAGGTACTTAGGTAGTAAGTGGAAAACTAACTGTGAAGAGGAACGGTTGTTAGGTGTGTCACTCACAGGTATAATGGATAGTACACTGACTAATGGTTTAAATGATAAAAACCTACCACACTTACTTACTAAACTTAAAGAGAAGGCAGTTAAGACCAACAAAGAACAAGCGTTAGAACTAGGTATTAACCCATCTGCTAGTATAACATGTGTCAAACCTTCTGGAACAGTTAGTCAACTTGTGGACTCAGCTTCTGGAATACATACGAGGCATAGCCCTTACTACATTAGGACAGTTAGATCAGATGTTAAAGATCCACTGTGTCAACTATTGATTGACAGTGGGGTACCACACGAACCTGATGTGACTAACCCTAGTAACGTGATGATATTCTCATTCCCAATGAAGTCACCTGAGCTCTCACTAACCAGAAAAGATTTATCAGCTATTGACCAACTAAAGTTACACGGTATCTACTCTAAGTTTTGGGCTGAACACAAAGTTAGCCAGACTATCTCCGTTAAAGAAGAGGAATGGGTCACTGTTGGTTCATATGTCTTTGATAACTTTGATAGCATATCTGGCGTGTCCTTCTTACCCTATTCTGACTATGTCTATAAGCAAGCTCCATACACAGAGTGTACTAAAGAAGAATTTAACTCGCTAAGAGAGATCATACCAGATATAGATTGGACTAATCTTCTTAAATATGAGATACTTGACAATACATCAGGCTCACAAGAGTTGGCATGTGTTGCAGGACATTGTGAACTCTAATATAAAAGTGGACATTTATGGACTATAACTTAGTTTCTAAAGAATTACTCTTGTATCTTGAAGAGATGTTTCCTAATAAGTTACCTCCCAAAGATACTTCACAAGCAGAACTGTGTTTTTTACAAGGACAACAGTCTGTTATTGAAAGACTTAAACAATTATACGAGGATGACAATGGGTGGGAGAACACCAGCTCCAGTGGCTAGTATGCCACCACCAATACCACCACCTGCCGAAGTAGATAGACCGGATCTTGAGGTGGCAGAGTTAGACATGGAGAACGAGGCTAATACGGATACTAAAACGGCAGGTAAGAACAGGAAGTACAGAGTAAAAGCAAAGGGTAAAGGTAAAAGTAAATCGCACTCTAAATACAAAGGAGGTGGTCTTTCTGGATACTCCCAAAGTAAATCGGGTAACGCTTAATCTTTAAAGTACACACACACTATGGGTTCACTCACACAAGTACACATAAGACCAATAGAATCAGTAGAAGAAAGACAACAAGTATATGACGAGGCAGACAAGGATGGTAACAGACATCCTCTTATGCCAACTCATGTGGTCACTAAAAACGAGGACATTGTAGGTGCATTTTGTTTATACAGTCCCACAGTTTACTGGTGGATGCACACTAAAAAAATAAGAGGAAGAGACTCATACTCTGTATTCCAAGCTATGAGCTCGATGTTGGCTAATGATGGTGTAGATAAGTTTGTACTACCATGTGAACTGGAGTCTCCGTATTTTCCTCTACTATCTAACAAACTAAACTATCACGCTGGCACAGACGGTGGTGATTGGCGACTATTTCTTAACGAAGGGTAAAGACATGGGTGGAACAACTAAAAAAGTCCTGCAGGATAATACAAAACCTGTTTCATGGAAAGGACACGAGGAGTGGAAGAACGAAAAAGTTGATCCATACTCTAGAGACTTTCAAGGTAAAGCAGGTGAAATAACAGGTGGTGCATATAGAACTGTTAAGCAAATACCAGATCAATTAGCAAAAACAGGTAGAGAGATTGGCGAGTTCATGAACCCATCTTCACCGGGAGAATCTTCTGATGGTTCCTCTGAAGCAAACTATACAGCTAGAAACAGTAATACAAGTAACAAAACTGGATCTAAAGGTGTATCAGGTGGGAACTTAGGTACTGACCCAAAAAGAAGAGTTAAAGGTAAGGGTAAATTATACAGCAAAATAAAAAACACAGCATAATCACAAAAGGAAGGATTAACATGGGTGGAACAACGGCTAAAGTAGTTAAGAAAGCTGACTCGGCAGTCACAAAAGCTAAGAAAAAAGCTATGAGAGCAACAAATTCAGCTAAAGCTACAGTTACTCGTAATGCAGCGCTAGCAAAACAATCGGCTACAAGGAATGCTAGCATGGCAAAACGTCAGGCAAAGTGGGCGGCTCAGTTTGCAAAGACGAAATTAGCGTACAAACCGCCTAAAGTAAACATTGGGGGCACTGCTGGCGACCTTTTGAAAAAGGGTAAATCAGGACTTAGTGATGCATCAATTGCTGCTAAGAAGAACGCAGATGCAGCAGCAGCAAATGTTAAAAGGGTTGCTATGAAGACAGCAGCAACTACTAAAAATAATGCTATGGGACTAGCAGTTAAAACTCGTGCTAATTTACATGGTGTGTATGGTCAAGCTAAAGGTTTGTGGGACCAAGCTAGAGGAAAAGGACAAGGAGTAAACACGGTTACTGATGACACTACCGCCACAGCAGGTGTTGGTGGGTTAAACCCCGGAAAAGCCCAAGAAAACACAGGAAAAACAAGTAAGAACTCATTTGAAATGGGAGATATGTCAAAAAAGTCTGCTGTTAAAGTGAGTGGAAAAGGTAAACGAGCATTGAGAAAATTAACCGCATGATGATAGATGATACACAAGATGACACATACGCTGAAAAGGGTATGCTTAAGTCTATGTATGAACAAGCATTTGCAGAGAGAGAGTCATACCTTAATAGAGCTAGAGAATGTGCTAAAGTAACTATACCTTCTCTTTTAAAAGACTCAGGTGCCAATTGGTCAAGTGTGTTTAATACACCCTATCAAGGTATAGGTGCTAGAGGTGTAAATCATTTAGCAAGTAAGTTACTACTCACACTGCTACCACCTAACTCCCCCTTTTTTAGACTCACCATAGATGACTTTGATCTAGCAGAACTAACTGGTGATGAACAAAGGGGAGCAGTTGAAGAAGGTTTGGCAAAGATTGAACGCTCTGCTATGAACGAAATAGAATCTAATGCCTACAGAGTACCAGTATTTGAAGCTCTGAAACACCTTATCACAACTGGAAACTGCTTAATATATTTACCAGATGATGAAGCAGGTATGCGAGTGTTTCACTTAGACAGGTATGTGTGTAAGCGTGATCCAATGGGTAACTTAATATACCTGATTACTAAAGAATCCTTGGATGCAAAGACTATACCAGAGACAGCAAGATTAGCTCTGGGGCTTCCTTCACCAGAGGAGCTTTCCCCTGAGTCTCCTGATAAGCCCTATGAGCTATTTACTTACGTGTGTAACAAAGGTAAACATTGGCACATACACCAAGAAATAGGTAACATAGCTATTCCAGATTCTTATGGGAAGTACCCAATAGATAAGAACCCCTTTATACCCTTACGTTTTAGTAGAGTAGATGGGGAGTCTTATGGAAGAGGTTTAGTAGAAGAGTACCTAGGTGACTTAAAGTCACTTGAGGCACTCACTATGGCTATAGTGGAAGGATCTGCGGCTGCGGCTAAAGTCCTATTCCTAGTTAGACCTAATGGAACTACTAGGATAAAATCTGTAGCAGAGGCACCAAGTGGTGCTATAATACAAGGTGATGCACAAGATGTATCTACCCTACAGGTGCAGAAGTTTAACGACTTTAGGGTTGCACAAGAAACAGCACAAAAAATAGAAGAGAGATTAGCTTCGGCATTTTTACTTAACTCTTCTGTCCAACGTCAAGCTGAAAGAGTTACAGCAGAAGAAGTGCGCTTCATGGCACAAGAACTAGAGAGTACTCTAGGTGGTGTCTATTCTGTACTGTCTCAAGAGTTCCAGCTCCCATTAATAAACCTTCTCCTTCAGAAGATGGTGAAGTCTAAGAAGATGCCTAAGTTTCCAAAAGATAAAGTTAAACCAAAGATCGTTACCGGTATGGAAGCTTTAGGCAGAGGACAAGATCTAACAAAGTTAGGTCAGTTCTTAGAGTACCTTGCACCACTCGGACCAGAAGTAATTGCACAGAAACTGAACATTGATGACTACATGGACAGACTAGGTGCATCTCTTGGTATTGACACAGGTGGTCTAATTAAAACAGATGAAGTGATTCAACAGGAACAAGCTGAAGCACAACAAGCTCAAGAAGCACAAATGAAACAACAACAAGAAGCTCAAATGATGGGTGATGTTGTTAAAGGAGCAACTCCAGCAATGGCTAAAGGTATGAGCGAACAGATGTCTCAGAATCCTGAGATGATGGAGCAAATGCAACAGGCTATAGCAGGTCAAGCATAATAACACACATAAAAAGGGAGTATAATGGCAGAAGTATCTACATATCAAGGCGAAGGTGTTAATGAAGCAGGCGATCCTGCACACGTTCACGAAATGTTGGCTAAAGTAGAAGAACCAATTGAAGCCTATGACAACGAAGAAGAGCTGTACACTAGAGACGAGAGTAGACCTGAGTGGCTACCAGAAAAGTTT